TGTTGCAGAAGGAGGATGCACGGATGTAGAAGATGGCGTTGCGCCTCATGTCGGCAAGGCGCGGCTTCCATCGCTCCACGAAGGAATTGAGCCTGACCGTCTCCAGTCGCATCTTCTCCAGGAGTACCGGATCCTTGGAGTCTCGCTCCTGCTGTCTGAGGATGAAAAGCCGGTAGAGACTCTTGTTAAGTTCCAGGGAAACAGTGGCGATTTCCTCGATAAGCTTCGGGTTCACCTTCTTCTCGTACTCCTCGAACCAGTCATCTTCTCCGAGGTCAACACGGGCGGTATCACTCACACCGGTAACACCTTCATAGTAAGCAGAACATCGCACATTGGCTGGACCTCCACGCAAAGATGGGAAGAGTCGGGTCTTCAGCTTCTCTCCGCTGTTGTGCTTCATCTCCTCCACGAAGGCGTGTACGGCATTTCTACCTGCCACGGATTCCGGCTGATCACTTGATACCAGCTGAAGGTGGGCGCCATTGCGGAAGATCACGCTATGCTTGGCATACGCTATCGGGTATCTAGGCTTGCGGAAATGGGAAGGCAGCGTGCTCTCCCCTACCACGTAATCGATGCCATATTCGAGCATAGGGCGCTGCTGACCATTCACCACAACCTGGCGGGAGAAGTATGCCTGGATGTTAGGCCAGACGTTAGTCATCAGCGCCACGTAGGTCTTGTGGACCAGGAAAGATAACTCTCCCGGCATATCGTTGGTCACACGTATCAGGCGAGGACCCGTTACACCTTCGGTCTTTCCTCCGGCACGGGCTACCTCGGCAAAAAGCATATTGGGGTCGATGATGTTGGCAAGCAGCTGCATGTGGTTCATGTAGTAGTGCTCGAACTCCCCTAGGGTATTATCATTCAATATCAGTTGGCTCATCGCTTAAATCCTCCACAATTTCCGCTTCCTGAATGTCAGCATCACGAAGCAGACGTTTCTTCTCTGAGCTCTCGATAGGCAGACCATCGATGAGCGAAATATAAAAGCCGCGGTTGTGCTTGGCGGCAATCTCCTTGAGACTCTTTTTCTGAAAACCCAACTCCTCAGGAGTGATCTCCGGAGTGATGAGGAACACCACGCCGAGGTCTCGGTCGGCTTCTGCCTGCTCTGATGCACGGCGGCGGCATTCCAGTGCCTGGTCCATACAGGCCTTCTGCATTTTGTAGTCGCGCTTGGCAGAGCAGAGCTTGGCAAGGTCTTCATACTTGTTGGCAAAATCGTTCTCCCAGACCTTGATGCTCACGTTGCAGTCAACATTGAAGTAAGATATCGCCTGGTTGATGCGAGTCATGCAGGTACGCACATCGAGGGAGATCTTCTGCTGAGCGGCTATGCGCTGCTTGAGCTGGCGGGCTCCACGGGTAATGTTGCGCTCATACTCGTAAATCTCGGCAGCCCACTGCAACTGCTTCAGGAAGGTCTTCACGTCTTCCGGAATGCCTTCACCATCGCCCGTGGTGAGGAAGGTGGTGATAAGATCCGGATGTACACTTTCCAGTTTTTCTATCTCGCTTTTCATACGCCGAACAACTCCTTTCTCAGTTTCAGCTCCTCACGGTCCTGCATACGCTCGTTCAGAAGCTTGATGGCATCGAGGTCTCCATTAGCAGCCAGCTCGGCTATCTTGGCATCAGCCTTGAGCTGAGCCTGCTCAAGCACTCCTCCGTTTTTGACCATCTGAACGCAGGTTTCTGCTATCTTTCGCAATTCCTTCTTATCCATCTGATTGATCACTGTATTGTTCCATCACCATCTTGAACATGCGTTCACGCTCCTGATGG